AAAGAAATTATTACATATCTGATAGCGTCCCGTTAAGATTGAGAGGTAATGGTGTACAACCTCCACTTACAGATCCACTTGATTATTATGGTGCACCAACCAATGCAGCAGGAAGAGATTATCCTTATCCTACCACATTGAATCATCCTGGCGATTCCTTTACTGATCCTACATTAGGTTCACACAATCATTTTACTATTGATTTAACAATGACTAATGGACAGATGAATTTGCCTAGCACTATACTCATAAATAATATGACGACTGGAAACATAGAACCCATAGATGTTGATAGAGCACTCAGTGTACAGATAGATCCCAATACACCATCCTTGGTTACTTTGTATATCATAAGAGCATACTAATGGCAGTATTCTACTCAAAAGAAAAAGGAAAGTTAGGAACTCTTACGGGTTCTATTATAAACTGGTCTAATCAATTAACATCAAGTGATCCAACAGATACTGTAATATATCAGACTCTCCCTGCTGGTTACTTGAGATGTGATGGATCAGTCTATTTGGCAGAAAATTTTCCAGAACTTGCGACCATTTTAGGTACAGGTGCTAATTGTAGATATAAAAAACCAGATACAACTTTACTTGACAATCAATTTCAAGTACCTGATCTTGGTGCAAAATGCACTAAGACATCATTCAGTTCAAACTTAGGAGATTATCAGGATACATATTTGGACAATGATGCAGGACAAGAGATAACTAAATCTGGTGTGGGTTTAGAAGTAAGTAGTAATATAGGTACAACATTTGAAATACAGTATCAAGGTAACTTTTTCTTACCAGCACAAACAATTGAGATAACTGGACAACCTGGTTTTACAAGATCTAGTGGTAATTACACAGAAGAAACAGAAGTATTACAAACAGCATTTCAACCACATGCTCATTTTCATGATGGTAAAAGGTCTAGAATCGCATCCCCTATAAACGAATTTAGTTTATTTGGTAGAAACTCATACAAAAGTAAATCTACATTATGCATACATCCATGGGCAGACAATACAACCCAACCATTATGTAAGGAAGCTGCATCTAAATTTGTTACTGCATTACTACCAAATAGAGTAAAGACAAACCAATGTGGATTAGTATTCCCATTTGGAGGATCTACTCAAGAAAAATATACTTATTTTGGTGGTTGTTGGAGTGGTTGTAATTTTATAGAAAATTATCAGTGTTTGATACCTGGCAATATTCCACTATATGTAAAGGATGCAAATCAAAATTGGGTGCCATCAGGAGTAACATATAATTATGGATGTAGTACATCAGGTGCACAATTAGGATTTCCTATGTATTCAACTGAGGGTGCACCAGCACAACAAGGACAGTGTGGAAACATGTCATATGTGGGTACTATGTCATGTGTGACAGAGGGATCATGTAGAATAGGTGGTTCTGACTGTGATGAATACCGTGATACTAAACCTCTACCAACTCATCAAAAATTAGCACCAAACTATACACCAGCACTCGTAAATCAAGCGACTCAAGTTCCGTTTGATGGTTCTTCAGACGTAGAAGCGTTTGGTGCGTTAAATAATACAGTTACTGATATTGAGGAGATTGGTAGGGACAATGTACATAAACATTTTGTTCCTTTTAATCAAGATCCACATACATTTCAAGTGGTAACAAACCCAACATATATCCCTGCTGGTGATATACAGTCTACATTACAAATTGATGTAAACGAAGAAAATAAAGCAGATGGTTATATACAACCATTTCTAGTTCAAGAATTTTTAATCAAGTATTAAAATGGCAACATACAGGAATTCCTACTCTAACTATTATTCCGATAAGACTGGTAACCACTCTCCTGTCGGAACAATTCTTCCTGTGTTTGCAGATGTGAATCTTGCTACAGAAGAACCAGATTACACATATCCACAGCATTTATATTGTAATGGTCAAGAGTTATTGATTCGTGACTATCCAGAACTATACAGTATTATAAAAAATAATTATGGTGGTGGTGCAGCAGTAACAAGATCACAAACAAATCAACCTGGCGGATTAAGAAGATCATTCATCATAAATGATAAATTATTTTTTCAGTTTTATTATGATGCTACTAATGATAAAGTAAACGTAAAAAGACCATATCCATATTTTGCAGTTCTTAGATTTAGTAATTTAGTATCAAATCCTTTTGGTGAATTTGGAAATTCTAGTATATTTGATCAGAATACATTCTATTCATTATTAGAACCAACAGAGGACGTATCTGCACAGGCACAGACAAATGAATTTACATATGAGATAGGATTACCAGAGAATGTTGATCTATCATCCGTCAATCCTGCAGATTATACATTTAATTTTACAGGTGCTGGTGTTGGCAGTGGTGCTGCTCATCCTACTTTTATTGTACAAAAATCATTCTCATTTACAGATTACCCATATAATATTGGAACATTTAATCTACCAGATTACAGACAAAGAAAGATACTTGGATTTGGTAACGTAAACGGAGCAGGAACATCAACACCAGAGAATGCGATTAATAATTTTGTCGGACAAACTGGTGGTTCATGGTATATTCCTAAAGATACATTGATTGATAGTGGTGAGTTCTTCGTTATTGGTGACATAAGAACAACAGGATATAATGTTATTGTAGCAGATATTGCTGCATACATTACAGGAAATGTTACTTATCAGGTAGGACCTATATCTGATTACGTTTTTCCTTTTCCTCCTACACACAATCATAGAATGTTATCTGTAGAGATTGATGAAACAAAGAGAATGGAACAGGATGGTACTCCTGTTGATAAATTTGCTGTAGGTTATATTAATAGTAGAGCAAATGTAAATTTATTTGAACCACAAGGATCTGCGGGTGGTGCTTTAGGACATGGACACGGTTTAATTGGTGTACCACTACCAAATGCTCTTACAGCAACATATGGTAATACTAATGGTATCGGTGAGACAGCAGGAACATCAGGTCCTGAGCAATATCAATACTTGGTATCAGAATCAGCAACAGTAGTTGTGCTTGGTGTATCGTATGATTCTGCTACAAATTTAATTACATGTGATACAGATGGTAACCATAACTTCTCAGTAGGTGACGTTGTAACAATAAACAATGCATCGCCTAATGAATTTAGTGGTAACTTTGTTATTGCACCAGAAGGTTTTAGTCTTACATCGTTTAGTGCACCTCCAAGAGCTGGAGAAACTCCACAACAACAAAATGCGAGTGGTACAAGCATAACAGTAAAATTAGCAAATGGATATTTCGCAGAGCAAGAAATTGCAATACCACCAAGAATATATGTTGTTGATAATAATACATTAGTGGGTGGTAAAGAAGTACAATTTGAAATACCAGGCAACACTGTAATAATCAAAGAGGAAACATTTACACCAACTGGAGGAAGCACAGTTACGTTACCAACAACAGGAGATACTGTTGCTGGGTGTAACATAGTTGTACAAGCACCTGGCGGTGGTGGTGCAGATAGTGACACAAGTGGTACAGATGGTGGATATGCTGAGATTGGCATAACTGTAGATGGCACATTTTACACCATAAGAGTCAATGGTGGTGGTGGTGGAACAGCTGGAAGTGGTGGAGGAAATCCAGGTGCAGGGGGAACAGTATTGGTTCCTCAAGTATTACTGGACGATCCTAGATTTAGCATAGGTCCTGTGGATGGATTACCTGGCACAGCTGGTGGTATGCAAGGTTTAGGTGGAAATGATGTAAATGGTGGTGGTGTGACTCTGGGAACACCAGCAGGGTCATTAAGGACAGGGGGAACTGGTACAGCACAAACAAAAACTACATTTACCTCTAATCCAGAAGAAGTATATACAGAGAATGGATCATGGGCAATACCATCACAAAGCACTAATGAGATATCTAGAACTATTGCAATTGAGATCTCTGGTGGTGGTGGAGGTCCTGGTAATGCTAACGCCAACTCTAACTGTACAGGACAATGGCCAGGTTGGCCTACTGCAACATCAGGTAGAACTGGTGCATTAGGTGGATATGGTGGTAGAGGACAAAGACTATTTGCTACATTGGCACTAAATGCTGGAACTTTAAGTTGGGAATTAGGAAAAGGTGGTAACAAAGGTTTTAACAGAAGATCAGGAACTAACGCACAAGGAACGACAGGTAATGACCCTGATACAGGACAACCTTGGGGACCTCCATTTCCTGGTGGTGTTGGTACAGGATATGAACCAGATGGTTTGGCACCTGGCGTTAGTGGTGCTGCTGGAACTTTATCTGGTGCTGGTGCACAGGGTGCATGGGGTAACGGTGGAACTGCAGGATCGGGTGGTAGTGTCACTGGTCTTTTCTTAGATGGAAATCTAATCGCTGGAGCTGGCGGTGGAGGCGGTGGCGGTGGATCAGGTGGTGGTAACAATGGTGGTAACACTATTGATGGTTGTTATGAAGGTGGTGATGCTGTAGGACCTACGCAAGGACTTTTAGCAATAAACGGTCCTATAGATTTTGCTAGTGGTAACGATGGATCCAGAGGAGGATGCTCTGCTGGTGGTGGTGGAGGTGGTGGTGCTTCTTGTGGTGTTAT